CACTCAGAGTGGAAAAGGCTTGCAGGAAGCTTATGAATTGTGTAAGATAGTATCGGATGCTTTTGAAGGTACTTCAACACCAGGGGGTGTTTGGTTTAGTAACGTGAGGTTGAATGAGATCGGGAGAGATGGTACATTTCAACAAATGAATGTTATTATAGATTTTAATTATTATGCATAGAAATAAAGGAGGCCTTCATGGTACAAGTTCCAAAGATTGATTCTAACATTACAGGTTGTGCTTATGCAGAAGAAAGTGCGGAGCTTGGTGTCTTACCGACTAACCCTGTTTGGACACAAATTGTCCCTAATTCATATTCTGATTTTGGAGGATCACTTACTTTAGTAACTCCGACGCCTATTACTGACACACGCCAACAAAAAAAAGGGAATGTTGTTGATTTATCTGCTACTGCTGGTTTTAACCAAGATCTAACATTTTTCAACACGCAAGGTTTACTTCCTGGTGTTTTGTTTGCTGATTTTCGGCGTAAACCAAGGCAAGCTGTTACATCTGTAAACATTGATTCTGGTAATCCAGATGAATATATTGTAGCAAGCTCTACTGGCTTCCGTGTTGGACAGTTAATCAAGGGTGTTAATTTTAAGAGTTCTAATAATAATAGAGTTAGTCCTATTGTTGCTGTTTCTGCTACAAAAGTTGAGGTTGCTAACGGTGTTCTTTCTAATGAGACTACTACAGATTCTTATATTCAAGTTGTGGGGGTTGCGGGAGCTGCTGGGGATATTCATTTTGATGCTACTGGTGATTTTGCAAAGATAACCTCTACAATTTTGGATTTTACTACTCTTGGTCTTATTGTTGGGCAGTGGATTTTTGTTGGTGGTGATGCCGATTCTACTAAATCTAAGATACCAGCGAATAACGGATTTAAAAGGGTTCGGTCTATTTCTGCGCATACACTTATTATAGATAAATCTTTTATTTCTATGACGACTTCAACTGAGACAGTTATTATTCATATCTATTTTGGGGATGTTATCAAGAATGAGGTTGGAACTGAGATTAAGCGTCGTTCTTTTCATTTTGAAAGAACTCTTGGTTTTTCGGATACTGACAAATCAACTGAGGTTCAGTCTGAGATTGTTACTGGTGCGGTTTCCAATGAGTTTACAATAAACGCTGCGCAAAGTTCCCTTGTTTCTGTTGATTTTTCGTTTTTAGGTACGGATCATATCCAGAGATCAACTAGCCCATTACAGAAAGATGTTCAGAAATCTCTTTCGGCGGATCCATATAACACTTCATCTGATTTTTCAAGAATTAAGATGTCTCTTGTTTCTGATACTGATGAAGCCCCTGCACCTCTTTTTGCTTTTATCACGGAAGCGACTTTGACGGTTAATAATAATCTTGATCCAAATAAGGCTGTTGGGGTTTTAGGTGCATTTGATATTACGGCAGGTATCTTTACAGTTACGGGAAGTATTAACGCTTATTTCTCAAATGTTTCTGCAATTGCTGCTATTCGAAATAATGCTAATGTTACTTTTGACGTAGCACTTGTTAAGAAAAACCAAGGTATTATAATTGATTTTCCTTTGGTATCACTTGGGGATGGAAGATTGAACGTTGAACAGAATCAGTCTATCAAGATTCCTCTTAGTTTAAGTGCAGCGGATGCCGAAGGCGTTGCACTGGGGATGGGACATACTATCCTTTTTACTTTCTTTGGTTATCTGCCAGACGCGGCACAATAGGAGCATAAACAAATGAGCACAATGTTTGACTTATTCAATACAGATTCAAAATCTGAATCTGAGGGTATATGGATTGATTATGGCTCACATAGAGTTTTAGTTGGTAGAGCTGGTGGAGCAAACAAGAAGTATCAATCTTGCCTTGAAAAAATAACTAAGCCTTTTCGTAGAGCATTAGCATCTGGGAGACTTTCTAATGAGCAATCAAAGAAACTTCTTTATGAAGTCTATGCAAACGCTGTTGTATTTGATTGGGAAATTAAGGGGGATAACGGTGAGTGGAAAAAAGGCATTCATAAAGAAGATGGAGGGATACTGGAAGTAACACCTGCTAATATTTTGTTAACTTTTAACCTTTTACCAGATCAGTTCCTTGATATTCAATCAGCTGTTGAAGGTATTGAGCTTTTCAGGCAAGAGGAGCTGGAAGAGGACTCAAAAAACTTGTAGAAGTCTTGCTTTACACTTTACAGCAAGGCCAAGTTGAGCAAATAATAATAAAGCAGTGTTTACAGGAGAATATTCCATTTCCTGATCCAATTGCTAATGCCCCTGACCTTCTTCTTGGGCTTTCTCTTTATTATCTTGCGTTTTTGGAGATGTCAAATAGTAGAGGTATTAGTATGACACTTGGGCCGATTCCATGGTATGTTATAAATCAATATTGTGAGTCATATGGGATAGCCCAAAAGGAAGAAATGCATTACCATATTAATGCAATGGATAGCGTATTTCTGGAGCATAACAGAAAGACATAGAATGGTAACATTATTTCAGTTCTCCAGAAATATTCGTAAACATGGCAGCAAAATTGAAAATAATTCTGTTGAATTAACAAAGAGAGTTGCCAAAAAAACATTAAGATCTGTTGTTTATGGAACTCCAGTTGATACGGGGGTTGCCCGTTCAAATTGGCGTGTTTCAATTGGTAATCCTACTTTTGCGGTTATTCCAGCATATTACCCAAGTGAAGATCTTGGCCGTGGTGAAAAGTTAAACGCTATGGCTACAATATCTGCTGGTATTAAAAAGATAGATAAGCTTCGTGTTGGTAAAAAACGCGGAACAGGGCAGGCGGGTTCTGCTTTGTTTATCAGTAATGCAACTCCATATCTTAGTCAATTACGTACAGGAACATCGAAGCAGCAGCCTAGAGATTGGGTAAATCTAGCGCTTATTGATGCTTCTATTGACATAAAGCAAGCAAGGCTACTTGTTAGGGGTGAAAATGGTTAGTGAAGTTATTGATATTTCCGTTCGGGAGCGTGGTTCTCGTATTGTTCGCAGGCAGTTGACTCATATTGGGGATTCAGCGTTATCCTCTGATAGGCATCTTCGGCAATTGCAGAAAGGTTTATTTCTTATTGGTAGTGCTGCAGCACTACGAGGAATTTCTCGTGTTCTTGATACCCTTACGAACTTTGAGAACAGAATTAATCTTGTTACGGATAGCCAGAAAGAGCTAATTACAGTAGAAAAAGAATTATTTAGCATTTCCGCTCGATCGAGAACGGCCTATTCAACGACTGCAGAGATTTACGCTCGAACTGCCTTGGCTGTTAAAGATCTAGGAATTAGTCAAAGAGAAACTTTACAATTCACAGAATCACTGAATAAAGCAACAATTCTATCTGGGGCACAGCTTCGGGAACAAACAGCGGCTTTGATCCAGTTATCCCAAGGTCTTGCTTCAAATAGACTTAGCGGTGATGAGTTACGTTCCGTTTTGGAACAACTGCCATATGTTGCTGGTATTATTGCCTCTGAACTTAATATAGCAAGAGGTGAATTACGTAAATTTGGTAGTGAAGGTAAGATCTCTGCAGAGAAGGTTCTTGCTGCATTTCGTAATGCTAGAGAGGAAATTGATGAACGGTTTGGTCAAACAATTCCTACGATTGGGCAGTCTTTTGCAGTTTTAAAAGTTCAGGCATTGCAAGTTGTTGATGGTTTTGATGACATGACGGGAAGTGGTGCTTTAGTTGCTAATTCAATTATAGCATTGGCGGGTTCGTTGGATCTCCTAGCAGTTTCTGCTATTTCTGCTATTGCGGCTTTTGCGAGTTTTAAGCTTGCTGGATTTATCGGAAGTATAGGAAAGGCCATTAGTGAGAACAAAAAGCTTGCGGCGGGTTTAAGCACGGGCACACTTGTTTTACGTAGTCGTGTTGAGTTGGAAGCTGTTATGGCAGGTACAATTTTAAAACGTTCTCAAGCAGTATCTGCTTCTTTTCCAGCACAACTTAAGGAGATTCAATTAAATAATATACATCTTGGGCAGCTTGTTGCGCAAATAAAGCTGCAGCAGTCTCAGATTACGATTGATAAACAAAAAAGGAGGGCTAGGGATGCTCTTACAGGGCGGTTTATTTTTTACAATCAAGCGGTTGCTCAGAATATTCGAACAAACAGGGCTTTAAGGTTGACGGAGGGGCTAATTGCAAAAGGTAAAATAGAACTTACAACGGCACTAGCTGCTCAAACAGTTGCAACGAAAGCTCTTACTGCTGCGGAGACTCGATATGGTGTTGCTATTGCAGCAACGCAAACAAGAACAGCTAGACTTGCAAGAATATTCCCAATATTGAGTGATGAAATATTGATTGCATCAAAAGCTTTTCAGAGGTTGTTTGGTGTTATTGGTCGTAATCCGTTTGGTTCAATAGCCGCGGCTATTACTGCTTCTGGAATAGGGCTTGTTTATTTCTCTGATAGGATTGATGTTACTGCCGATGGTGTTGTTAAGCTACGTGATGTTTTCTTTGCTGTCTTTCAAGTTATTGGGATAGCTATTTCATCTGTCACCTCCTTACTTTCCACGCAATTTAGTTTAGCTTATAAGCTTATTGAGGATGATGTTAAACGGATTGGTGTTTCTTTTAGAAAAGCATTAGGAGGGTTAGTTAGTTATACAAAAATTGTTATTAATCAGATCATCGGTATTTTTGTAGGTGGGTTTAATGCGATAGTTGCATCTTGGGGATTTCTTCCTATTGCTTTTGAAAGAATAGGTGTTTTAGCAGTTAATTCTTTATTAATCGTTATTGATGCAGGGATTGAGGGTTTAGTTAGAAGTATTGGTGGTTTTTTATCCTTCCTTGGGCAAGCATTTACGGCAGTAAATCTTACTAATCCCTTTGCTGGGCTTTTAGAAGATTTTGATATTAACCT